ATCTTTCTCCTCAAGGCAAAGTACGGCTACATTGATAAGCAAGTGACAGAGATAGAACACAAAGGATCAATCCAGATTAACCTGACCTTGCCGGATGAGATACAAGATACAGAGTAACACAGTCAACTAACATACTTCAGTAACCCTACTACATTCAAACATAGTGGGGTTATTTGTTTCACATAGACAAAGATTGAAGTAAAGGACAGATCAATAAATCAAGACCAACAAAGGACTGGCAAACACCAAAACAAAGGACCCAAACCTTTGAAACAGGCCAAAACAACGGAAAGACACGCGTTCCCTTAACTTTTTTCCAATTTTGCCCCGTTTTCATCCGATCCTGGTTCATTCCTATCCGTTCACATGGCAATAACCTTTGATTTTCAGACATTCTGGGGCATTCCAGATACCAGGTGGATGGTTACACCTGACTATCATTTGACTGTCTGTAATAGTCTACAATAGGCTAATTCAGGCAACTCAGCTCTTTTGACAGTCTGTCAGGTGCATGGATATAATTGCAAGATCCGGCACTTTTGGGCTGAACATTTACCTAAAAAACGTAACTCGCTGATAATCAGATACCACTGTTGTCTCGTAATATTTAATAAGTTGCGTTTCTTACAATATCAGTTAGATAATGACACCCCACACCCCTATCGAAAAATTGACCCACATCTGACATCTGTTATCCCTGCTTCCGGGCTTAAAAAAAGAACAACCTATATTGTAAATCTCAAAAATAGTATTATCTTCGTGGTATGAAAACAGAAAAACAGCTTCGGGTATTGGAAACGAAGGGTCGCTACAAGGTAGTTGACGGTCGTTTGTGGACGATGTTCAAGGGTGAATGGAAAGAACGTTCGGCTTGTGTGACAGGTGGTTATCGTCAGTACATTTTGTTCAACGGGCGTAAGTGGGGTCGTGTGATTGCGTATGAACACGAAATCGTTTGGCTGTACGAGCGGGGTCGTTTTAGCGAAAAGTTTGTCATTGATCACATCAATCATGACCGATTGGATAACAGGATCGAGAACCTTCGACTGGTTACTCCTGGTGAAAATAAGCTGTATTCGCCTAACCCTGACCGGATTGGTGACGAGTATAATAAGGTTGATTCGGCCCAGGTTCACACGCTTCTTCAGGCGTTTTGTTCGGGGTTAAGTAAGTCAGCATCAGCACGAAAAGCCAAGATGAATCGTTTAGTAGGACTGTACCATATTAATAAGTTCATCCGCACCGGGGAAAGTGCTTATCTTGAAGATAGCGTCAATGAATACCTGCTTTCCTTGCTTCCTGAAGATGCGAAGATGTGGCGCAAGATGGCGTCTATACGGGAAAAACGGACGTTTGGCGGGGTGAAGTGAAAATTTTTTTCTGCGGGGGTATAGGAAATCTGAAAAAGAGTGTTACATTTGATGCGGAGTTTAGTTATGAACTAAGTCGGATAAACAAAAAAATTATGGAATTTACAAAGTATCAGCATATCGAAAGACTGGGTACACCGGAAACAAACTTTATCCTGATGGGTACTTGTTACATTTTCCCAAAGATTGATGGAACGAACAGTCAGATTTGGTATGATGGACGGATTTGCTGTGGGTCACGGAATCGTTCCCTTGTAGATGGGGAAGATAATCACGGATTCAGGGAGTGGGTAAACCAGAATGAAAGCGTGTTTCTTCCGTTCTTTACGGAAAACCCTCTTTTGATATTGTATGGTGAATGGTTGGTTCCGCACAACCTGAAAACCTATCGCCCGGACGCATGGAGAAAATTCTATGTATTCGATGTGTCTAACGAAGGCGGATTACTCCCTTATGACGAATATCAACCCATGCTTGAAAAGTTTGGGATTGATTATATCCCTCCGCTTGCTATTACGGAAAACCCAACCGTGGAATCTATTACGGGTATGCTCGAACGCAATGTGTATTTGATCGAAGATGGAAAGGGATCCGGTGAGGGAGTGGTTATTAAGAATTACGACTACCAAAATCAATACGGTCGCCAAACGTGGGCGAAGATCGTCAAGAACGAGTTTAAAGAGAAACACTGGTCTAATGATCCCACTAAGGTTCATGCTCCCGATCAGATTGAGGAAAAGATTGCCGGGAAGTATATCACCGAGGCATTAGTCGAAAAGGAATACGCAAAGATAGCCGCAGAAGGTTGGTCGTCCAAGATGATCCCACGACTTCTTAATACCATATTTTATTGTCTGATTAAAGAAGAATCGTGGAACTTTGTGAAAGAACATAAAAATCCGGTGATTGATTTTAAGAATTTGAACCAATGGGTGATTAGGAAAATCAAAGAAATTAAACCGGAACTATTTTAGTATGAAGAACGTCTATGTTTTGGTTCGCAAGTGTGCCAAAGAAGTAATGGTCTTTGGTGATTTGACGGCTGTCGCTTCGGAAATGAGTATTACAAGGGATGGGGCAAGACTGCGGTTGCCGTATTATGAGAACGCTGACTATATTTTTAGTTCCTGTACTTATACGAAAAGCAAAAGGGGAAAGAAATGAAAATCGAATGGATTAATATTGGGGATCAGGTAATTTACATTCCGAATCATTTACTCGTTGGCCCAAAAAGCGAAATGGAGAAAATTGAGAATCTTGGGACGGTGACTTCAAAAAATGAGCGATTCGTTTTTGTGCGCTACTTGGGGAATACTGGATCACAGGCGACCGATCCGAACGATTTATTTTCAATCAGAAACAGGACAGACCTGCAAGAAATCTTAAATCAAGACAAATAAAATGGACATACACATTCCACTATGGTTTCTTTGGGTTATTTCAGTAGCAATAGCCTTTTTATCCGGCTGGTTACTTTCTGGCTGGTATGAAAACAAACACAAGGACGATCATTAATCAGACAATAAATGAAGATCGGTGATATTTTTAGATACAGACATAATGGGAAACACGATGATGTGATTCTGATTATCCTTCACGACTACAACGCCGGAGAACGGATACTATACAATATAGATTATGGTGTTCGGGTTGGCCTAATTCATTTGCTCTATTCAAAACACATAGGCAGGGCTACCGAGGAACAAATACTGTTTTACGAAAAGAAAGCAAATTGTCTAAAAAAATGAAATGGGAAATATTTTGCGATTCATCCTATTATGATATGTGGGCTGTTCGCCCGGTAGGAGATCAATCATTCACCAGTCAAAACCTGTTTCATGTTACAAGCAAGGAAGAGGCTGAACGGCTGAAGGAAGTGTTGGAAGGCTTTAATACATCAAATCAGGAGAAAGAATTATGAAGCGAGGTTACTGTCATCAGGTTGTCCGCTTACCCGGTGAACGAAGTTTGAACGTAGCGGTTGCCGGGAGTATTGTAATTTATGACAGGATAACAAAATGAAACTAAAGCCAGTCGAAATAAAACTCCCAAAAGATCAACTTTGTCGCTTGATGCTTCGTGAGGCAATTTCGAGATTGGTCATGGATGGCGAGTATAAAACATACAGTAGTGCATATATGTCGATTAAACGATTTGTTTTGAAGGGGGCGAAATGATAAGTTTCCCTATTGAGTTCACCGAGATATTTCCGGGCTTCGTCCGGGTCATTGTTGCCGACAGTGTGTTAAGTGGGCTGAAATATTGGGCTAAAAGAGTAGATGACCCGTTAGATGAACTAATTAGTGGGGAAAAGGATTCAAGTAGTTTAGGTTCCGCCTTTCGGGTAAAAATAGACGGGGATTGTTATTATTCAATTATTATTACAAGGGATGGTTCGTTATCAACACTTGTTCATGAATCCCTGCATATGGCATTTTATATTTTAGCGCACTACGATATTTATTTTGATCGAACAGAGCATGAAATCCTTTGCCGGACACAACAGGCGTTATTAAACAAAATACTACCTGAACTCAAAAAACGTAAAATAGAACTAAAATGAAAGCAAGAGTAACCGTACACAAAGCATTTTTCCTTCAGACCGGATTGGAATGTTATTTTATCAACGTAACCAATCTGTCGAAGAATGACATTTTTGTTACCCATGTTTATTGTGAATCAGACAAGCAGGTTGCGGTCATGCAGTCAGATCGTCCGCTTCCGAAACGGCTGATTCCTTTTGAGCCGTGGGAAACATGGATCCCTATATCGAAGGTTCACGCTGATCCATATAAGGATTTTCGTGTTCGTCTTTCGACCGGGGAAGTCATTAAGTCTAAATTGAACAAGAACGTCCCCCATCAGGGCGATGTTCCCGGTGGGCCGATACATTTAAACAACGTGCAAAAAATATGAAAACTATCATTTCAGTCGAAGCGATCTGTTACTACCGAAGAAAGGGCTTTTCCTATTTCAAGTCTTTGGCAGGTGACAAATTTAAAGTACGGGGAATTTTTGAACAAGGGAAGAAACAACTAAGAATCGAAATATTATGAAAACACAACCGAATGACCCGATTGCTTATGTTGACGAATTACAGGCTATCGAAGAAAGCGAAGATTATAACCGTTTCCTAAACTACGGTCTTACCAAGCGAGAATATTTCGCTGCGATGGCAATGCAAGGACTTATATCAAATTCTCTTTCTGGAAGAGGCCCAAATGGTTGCGCACAGGATTCTGTAAGATTTGCTGATGCTTTAATCGAAGAACTAAACAAATGAACCTAACACTTGACTACCCAACTAAGACCCTGACAGTAAACGGTGATGTCAGGGCTGATGAACTGCTGAACTTCATCAACCGGAATGGAATGTGGGAATGGACAATAAAATGGAAGAAATGAAATGGGAGAAATGAAAAAATAATTTGTATCTTTGTAGTGCTTACTAATCGCATCATGATTCAAAAAGAAAACTATAACGCCCCGAAAGTAGATGCAATCTCCCCGTCAGGTGTGGTTGGTAAGCCTTCTACCGGAGGGGTTTTATACTTTGTTATCAATGAAAGAAATTAAACTCACAAAAGGATATGTTGCATTAGTTGACGATGAAGATTATGAAGAATTGTCTAAATTTAAGTGGAACGCAAAAACTGCTTACCGTAGGTCTGTATATGCAAGGAGGGTTGTATACATATCTGGATCGAAAAACAAAACTATTTTCATGCACCGACAAATTATGTGTATAAACGATCCGAAGATTCAGATTGACCATAGGGATGGTAATGGGTTAAACAATCAAAAACATAATTTAAGAAAATGCAATAATTCAGAAAATCAATTAAATACATCAAAACGAAAATCAAAGTCTAACTATATAGGACTCACGCATTATTCCAGAAATTTTGGTATAAAAAAATGGGTTGCGAGGATTTGTATTAACGGAAAGTCTAAATTTATAGGCTTGTTTCTTACCGAAGAAGAGGCCGCACTTGCTCGTGATCGTTATATCCTTGACAACGGATTGGAGTTTCCGAAATTAAATATCTTAACAAGGCCAAATGGCACACAATAAGGACATAAAGATTACTGCCGATTTTAAGTCAAATCCACAGCAGGGATTGGCTATTAAGTATCTTTTAGATACGCAAGTGACTGATCTACTGTTTGGTGGTGGATGCGGCGGCGGAAAATCGTTTGTCGGATGCGCTTGGCTAATTATTTCTGCACTTCGTTATCCGGGGACAAGATGGTTAATGGGAAGGTCAAAATTAAAGGCACTTCAGGAAACAACCCTTGTTACGTTCATGGATATTTGCCAAAGTTGGCAGATTGAATCGGGGGTTGATTATGCCTATAATTCAAAAAGCAATATTATCACGTTTGCAAAACAACATGGCGGTTCAGTTATTCTATTGAAAGACCTTTTTTCCTATCCTTCCGACCCGGAGTTCGATTCGCTTGGATCGCTTGAAATAACCGGATCATTCGTTGACGAGGCAGCGCAAATTTCGGCTAAAGCCCGTGAAATCATCCGGTCAAGGATTCGGTATAAGTTGGATAGTTTCTGTCCGGTTTGTAGTACCGTCAGAACGGTTCCGTTGGATGAAAACAAGAAGTGGTTTTGTAAGTGTGGGAATTATACTTCTGGATTACTGCCCAAGATGCTGATGACCTGTAACCCGACAAAGGGATGGCTTTATACTGATTTTTATAGACCCTGGAAAGACGGAACACTTCCACCGAATAAGAAGTTTATTCCGGCTTTAGCGAAAGACAATATCTACATTCAATCATCTTATCTTGAGAACCTTCAGGACTTGACCGGAACTAACCGGGAACGATTGTTAGAAGGCAAATGGGAATATTCAGATGAAACTTGGTCATTGATCGAATATGACGCAATCATGGATATTTTCACAAACACGGCTCCAAGTGGTGAACGGGTCATCACGGCTGACATCGCCCGTCAGGGTAGGGATAAGACCGTTGTTTGTGTGTGGGACGGACTGAACCTGATAAAGATTTATACATTAGCCAAAAATACTATCCCTGAATCCGCAGACCTGATTCGTGATGCCCAGCGGACGTACGGTGTCCATACCGATAATGTTTACATTGACGCAGACGGCATCGGGGGTGCGACACAAGACTTACTTCCTGATACACAAGGGATTGTATCAAATTCACCGCCTGTTTTTGTCGAAGGGGCTAAAGAAAACTTCGGCAACCTGAAAAGTCAGCTTTACTTTTACCTGTCTGAATGTATCAATGAACGCAGGATGCGTATTGTCCCTACCGAATTTCGGGATCAGATCGTTCAGGAATTAGAATGGTGTCGTCAAAAATCGGCCGATATGGACGGGAAATTCTATGTGATCCCCAAACAGGAAATCCGTGAAAACATTGGTCGTTCACCTGACTTCATGGACTGCCTTGCTTATCGAATGATGCACGAACTAAACGATGGATGTCAATATTTATAATATGGAAATAACCCTTCAGAAATTAGTTGACGAAATCCTGCCCGGTTACAGGAATTTCGTTTTCCATGATCCTAAAGTAGAAGCCGTAGCAAAAGAACGGTTAAAACTTTGTGTTGAATGTGAACACCTGAATCACTTTGTCCGGTCGAAGAAATGGGGTAAAAAATGTTCTGTCTGTGGCTGCCCAGTGCTGGTCAAGATACGAAGCATGGATAGTAAATGCCCTAAAGATAAATGGTGAACCTCTACCATATCGACTGCATGGAGTTCATGGCCGACAAGCCGGATAAATACTATGATCTCGCTATTGTTGATCCGCCGTATGGGATAGGAGTTAATAAGATGACATTAGGTAATGGTAAAAATAAAATTTATCGTGGAATTAATAATTGGGATGAAACGATACCCTGTAAAAAATATTGGGATGAACTTTTTAGGGTATCTAAGAATCAGATTATATGGGGGGGGAATTATTTTACTGAGTATTTAAAACCAATGTCAAGTTGGTTGTTTTGGGATAAGGGTACAGGAGGAAATGATTTTGCTGATGGAGAATTAGCATGGTCAAGTTTCGGAGGAGCATTACGGAAAATATCAAAAAGTTGGGTTGGTGCAAATGCAAAAAACGAATCTAAACGAATACATCCAACCGAAAAACCTGTATTGATTTATGAATATTGCTTAATGAACTACGCCAAACCCGGAGATAAAATTCTTGACACCCACGGAGGCTCCGGCTCAATCTGTATTGCCTGTCACAATTTAGGCTTTGATCTGGATTGGTGCGAACTGGATGCCGAATATTTCGAGGAAGCGAAGAAGCGGTTTGATATACACAAGGCACAACTAAGAATATTTCAATAATATAAAAACATGGCAGGCTGTTTTGGAAATCACCCCGTAGATAGATGGATAGAAAATCAACTCTATCGCTATCTTGATTCCCTTGACGAAAATCGTCAATGCGGAATCTGTGAATTTGAAGCTGATGATGACGATTGGGACTACGATGAAGAAACCGAGGAACTGATCTGCCCTAAATGTGGGCATCGAATTAAAATTTAATTTGCAATTCTAAAAAACTTTACTATATTTGCTTTTCATCTTTGCTTTCATGGGTTTGTTTTTGGTTCAAGAAGGTGTGATCCCAAAGTCACACCTTCTCTTTTTTACCCCCTATTGACAAGTGTAAATAATTGCCTTTACTTTACAATCGGGTTTGTGATCTTGGTCGATCTAATTTTAATTATTATGGCAGATATAGTCTGTTCAACACAATGCACTTCTTGGCTTGACGGTCACGTTATCCCTACGGATTGTGCATCGGTTGACTTTGGATTCCCTTCAATGGTGATCCTTGCTGCCCCTGATACCGTATTTTCTTTTGCTTCAGACCATCTTGTCCCATCGGTTTCGGAGTTCACGACTGCCGGAAGTGATATTTTCATCATTTCAGACATTGCGAACGGGGTTAAAATGGCCCCAGAACTTCAAACGATTACCGGAGCCGACACACCGGACAACTTAGATGAAGTGATTTCGGAAATGGACGGAATCAGCGGAAACATCGTTCGGTTTAACACGGACATTTATAATGACCTTGAAAAACTGAACTGCTACAAACGTCTGCGTATGTGGTATGTAACCAACAAAGGTTACTGCTTCGGTGGTCTTACGGGCTACCTGATTAAGAACTACATCGCTGATTGGACACATGACGGCTATGGGAACCGTTCCAAGTTTCCCTTCGAGTTTCGTTGGTTCAAAACACCGTCAACAACGACCGGAACCGCACAGGACATGGCTTATCTTGATCTGACTAACTAATGGTTCTATCAGACGTTCAAATAGTAGATAAGATACTGCGTCCTGAACGTTCGGATGACATTCGGGAGGCTGTCGCCCTTCAGAATGAAATGAAGGTTCACGTTACGGGCGAGGGGTATGAAGATGCGCTGAAGCGCACGATGGGTAAAGAACGGGCTATTGACTTCGGTCTGACCCGTGAACTACGCCAGCCCGTAACGCTGTTCCTAACCAAGAAGATCAAAGATGAACTTTCACGGTGGAAGAACACGCAAGGAACACGCAAGACCTATCGGTTCGGGGAAAAGAAAGAAGAAGAAGCCCGTTTCCGTGAAATCCTTGAAAAGGTTTGGAAAAATTCATCCATCGAACAGTTCGCCTATTGGATGAACGATGCCATCTATACTGACTTTAACGGCTTTGCATTGGTCGAAAACCCGGCTAAGACAAAAGAAGGGGTCATCCGTGACGGAATCCCTTACAAGGGGAAAGCAAGCCCGTATATCATCTTCAAGGCTATCGAAGATGTCCAAGACTTCAAACAGAACGGTCGAAAGGTCGAATACCTGATCTTAAAGTACGGATTCAAGATGATTGCCGTTACAAACGGTGAAGCCATCCGTCAACAACTGTTTAGGGTGATTGATGACAACAAGGACGCAATATATTATATAAGGGAAGATCAGTTAGTCTTAGACCCGGACAATATCGTTATCCCAAACACATTAGACTATGTCCCGGCTATTCAGATCGGGGATTTATTGTGCCACACCTTAAATGATAACGTCAAGACTTCGTGTATTCACCAAGTCCAACCGCAACTGAACGACTACATGGTGCGCCATGCCGAGCACGTTTCATCTGAAGTTCAGCACGCCTATCCGATCCTTGCCATCAAGGGGCAGAAATGTAACTATGTCCATACCAACGGGTCGGCTTGTTCTAAGGGGAAGATACACGATGAAAACGGGAACGAAGTCAACTGCCCCCGTTGCGGTGGGTCGGGTGCTATTTCCATCCGTAATTCAAGCCAAGTGGTCTTGATCCCTGAATTGGACAAGCAAGGAAAGACTTATGACCCCGGAAAAGTAGGGGAATACATCGTACCCCCGACACGGATTCTTGAACACCAGGCAAAGGAATTGGATGACCTTGAAAACACGATCATCTATTCAGGAACGGGGATCGCTAAAGCATTAGCAAAGAGTTCGATTCAAACCGCAACTGAAATTGTCCTGAACATCAAGCCGTTGGAAGACAAGATTTCTTCCATCTTGGATAATATCGAAATCGTGGAATGCTTCTTAACGGATGCCATCGGTCGGATGATCTATAAGAACACCTATCAAGGTAGTGAGATTCATTACGGGCGCAAACTGAACCTGCGGGAAGAAAACGTAATTCAGGATGAAATTGAACAAGCCAAACGGTCAGGATTGCCGATTTCTTATATCCGGGGATTGCTTCAGGAATTGATTGCTACCCGTAACCGTAATTCCCGTACCGATATGGAACGGGCGTTCATGCTGTTAGACCTTGAACCGATGGCAGTCTATTCTTTACAGGAAGTGCTTGATTCTGAATATACTTCTAAGGAAATCAAGGTCTATAAGATGAATTTTGACGACTACATAGACCGTTTTGAATTGGAACATGGGCCTGTCGTGCTGTTTGAAGCATTAAAGGACTATCAATCAAGGATTAAGAAGATCAGAAAGATTCTCGACAAATACAATAACGAACAAATTACACAAAATGGTACGGGTACTGAAAATCGAACGGACGGGCAATAAGGAAACCCGAAGGGAAATGCAATTCACCGATGCGTTATGGGAGGACATACGCAAACTTAAATTAGCCGGTGTTACGTGGGAACTTATGCCAACGTCAAAGATACCTTTGAACATTCCGAAGGTGATTGTTCCTGAAGTCCTGTTGCTCGAAACAACGATTCCATCGCAAGAGTTCGTTCCTGTTATTCCAAAAGTTAATTCTAAAAAGGCAAAAAATGAAAATCCAACGGTTCCGAAAAAACGGTCAGCCAACAAGCGAACTAAAGGAAATGCCAAGAAGTGAGTACGAGGCATACGTTCGTAGAACAGGCGACCGTTCATGGCGACCTGTTAAGGTTAAAAGGCCACTAAAAGTCACACGATAAATGAAACAAGAAGATGTAAC